TAATGATTCGTGGGTCAGAGTACTTTGAATACGGTTCCTTCTTCAGGAATACGTTAGCCCGACGATGTGGATCGGCCCCTTCAGCCAGATTCAAAACGCGTCGTTGCGTTGGCCTATTCTGGCGAAGGTAGACGTCATCCACCTCCAATGGGTGCAAGAGGGAAGGCTGGGGTATGAGGAGCAAAGTAAACTCCTTAAGGACTTGCGCAAGGAAGTTGGTCACAATTATCTCTTTTGACCTAACTTCTTCAATTCTTCCTTGCACAGCTCTCTGTTCATTTTCCTTAGTCTTGTCTGGGCAGAAGGCGGCATGTACAAATGGTGACATGAATGCAATCATCGACGGTTTTGCATCATGATCATATGTGCCAAATTGATACCTCCTAACTGCTTGATTGACAGGACAAACTACCCCAGCAACAGCGGTGATGTTCTTGGAGTGGTACTCAAGGAGTGCAGCAGCGGCAGTGCGCTCTCCTTCAACCATCCCCATGATTTGGGACAATACCACCGGGTACTTTGCTGTACGAAAAATGGATGCTATGGTGTCATCCAATTCAGCCTGAATGGTTGCCTGACAGAAGCTGTTCGTGTGCCCGGTGGACATCATAGTGCCAGTATTCCGGTGTACACGCAGCCTCAGCATGTTCTCTCCAACATGCACTCTTAACCGTTCAAGGTGATTCCCTTGGAGATAAGTTGCAAACAATGTCCAGGGAAAGTTCCATGATGCAGATGGGGTGAGCATGACCAACTCCCTATCGTCAAATGCTGCTCTCCTATCCACTGCATAACAACACACTCTTGTTGGAATACCCCAGAACCGGCGCACGGCCATGATAGTGTCCTGAGAGTAATTCCAAACGTGGTGTGTGTACACACCACCACCCGCTACAGTGTAAGTAACCTCATTGTTTGAGTTAAAAGTATAACTGTATTCCCCGTCAGTGTCCTCGGCTGAACGGGCTACCTGGGTGGGTTGGAACGTATAAATGACAACAGGGAGGATGTTGGTAGTCAGAAAGTAATTCATATCCAAATACTGATCTACATCAACAATAGCAGCCAAGTTGTCCTGCTTCAAGTCCATTATGGCGGGCTCGGCGTTGAGGTCTTTAGCCCAGTAGTATGACCTGGACCCTGGTCGACCATTCCGCTCATCAGAGCGGCTACGCTGCACGAAATAAGGCTGGTGGCCTATCTGGAGTGCCAATCTATCCATGAAACTCGAAGCTCCGGCGCGATTCGCGGCGCAAAGCCCGTGGGTGTGTCCTTCAGGGGCTTTGCTTTCAGTGAGGGGGAGATCCGTAAATCTTGTACGTATAGTCTCAGGCCTCATCTTAGTAGTTTTAGACCAATGCAACAGATAAGACATGGTCTCGCGCATTGTGGCAGGCATACCTTTACGCCAAAGATATGCTGCGCCGGCAAATGCCAAAGTAGCAGCAGCTACCTTCAAAGCTAACCTCAAAGTATCGGGTTTCTCAGCTTCGGTCATATAACGAAGGTTGTTTTGTGGACGACAACCAGCAAACGCAGTAAGTAACTTCACGGGAACGAATTCCC